ACCTCCCCTAACTGCTACTGGGAAACTAATCCAGTAGACCACGCTCTCACGAGCATGGGACCCAGCCTACCTTGTACGAGAGGTTTGGATTTCGGGGGATAACACCCCCGATCTCACTGCCTCCCGTTCCATAGGTGGCGCAAGCTAGTACGACATCAGGCGTGAAATGGTTAAAAGAGACCGCCTTTGGTCTCAATGCTTTCCACGCCCTGACGTACCTTATTGAGTTTCGCCAACGTATTCTCCACCTCGATTCATCATCATGGACCACAATGTCGCCGAGGTCTTTAGGACCTCGGCAATGTCGAACCCATGATGGTAAAGAATCAAGGACAGAAAACCAAGCACGTAAATTGGCCACCCCACCACTAATGGTGAGGCGGCTATTGAGTGCATGAAGGCCGTTAGCAAACGCAATATATTCCTGAGGTTCACTTGGTAACTCCTTTAAATAGAAAGGTCTCACAGCTATTCCGCTGAAATAGTCACCTCCGCAGCTCTCCCGAAATGGGAGTTTGCCACAGAAGGACTTCTCTTTGTTCAAGCTGAATCCAAAGAACGCCAGGACCGCGGTCACGTCTTCGACGACACCATCTTTACAAATGATGTCGTCACCAAAGACAAATACGTCCTTGCCTAAATCACCTTTGTAGCCAGCCATTCGGCTGACTGCGCAGGTGATCGCAGCAAAGATAATGGTCTCTAGTTCGAAGGTATAACCGTTACCCATGCTCGAAAACTTTTCGAGCACGACCCACTTTCCGTCGATCAAAGTTGCTGGTGACCTCAAGTCATTCAGCTGATCGTACCAGTCGCGGGGTAAGAGGAGCCTAACAAGCTCCTTACTTACGGTATCGCTTGCATTTGAGAGGTCTAGAGTTGCGAACTCCAGACTGACGCTCGACTTCTCGGCGACCTGCCGATGTATGTCTTGCGCACTGTCAAGATCCCATCCAACTCTTCGGAGTTTATCCCGAAGGACCCTTCCCAGGGCCAGTTGGTAGAACCCATTAATCGAGGGTTCCGATGCAATGCATCGGTCGATTAATGCCGTCTTGGGTACCGTTGCGAAACGGTTCCCACGGACGAATGACAACTCTCCCGAACGTTGTGCCAAAGCGGCACCCCATTGAGTCCCTAACCACTGTGGTAGGAACCAAACGGCGTTCGGTGTTAGTGTCGGATCAGATGACATTTTGTCGGGTACAGTGGTTCTCCCGCCACGATCGGAGAAAGTAGCACCTGGACCGAACCGGCCGTTCAATAAAGACGGTGGTTTAGTCCCAAGCCAACCGCGAATGATTTTCTGGATATCCTTTATAATAAAGGAAACCACGCCAGCCCTAGAGAGGTCAAAAACCTGATTTTCGGGCATATAGGCGAACAGTCGCTGATTGGTTCGGTAGCAATCTTTTTCCCCATCCCACCACTTTTCGATTGCTCGAGCGCGTTTATCGTAGCTACTTGGAAGCTGTTGAAGCTTCTTCAGTAAAGCTGCGGCCGACGCATCGCAGAGGTAACGGAGCGGATCGCTATAACTACTTGGATTAACACTTAACTTTGCTAACCCATCCCAATCCCCTGAACGTAGCATTGCTGCTGCGCTAAGGGCAACTGGGCTTCCGAGGCCCTCATAGAAGAGAGAGGCCTGGCGCGTCACATCACTTGGCAACGCCATGATTTGCATCTCGCACGACCCTTCTATTAGGAAGGAGCGTACCCGGCCGCCGCCGACTGCTTGACCAACGCACTCGCCAACAGGTTCAAGACCTGGTACACGGATTCGTTGATTTGGGTAGCCGGCAGAGCTTGGGGAATCGAGATGATGCCTTCGAGCACAACGCGATCACTCGCGCTGTACTTCGTCGTCGTCGAGTCCTGCAGAGCGTACGGAGCAACGAAGTTAAACTTCAGTTGCCTCGCCGTCTTTGGACCGTTCGACAGAGCCCAGACCTTGAAGAGGTTCCTGAGGCCGACAGGCAATCCGGCAGCTGCGCCTGTGTCTTGACGCCACACGGCGGGGGAACCATCACCCCCGCTTGCCGCGACCTCGTCGTAGACGATGTCGGTCGTTCCGTCGTATTTTTTGACGGTGATACTGGCCATTGTAGGCATGTAACTTTCCTTTTAACTAAAGGCATTCGATTCAGAGGTCCCCATGGAGGCT